GGTCGTCTTTCATTTCAGCAAGCCCTTCGAGCAATGTTTCGATCCTGGCCAATCGTTCACCTGTTGTGTTTCTGGGTTCGGTCATAATATAATCACGCCGATTTCCGTCAGTGTCAGCGATTGGCGAACGGCTTTGATTGTGTCGGTCATTGGCTGGCCAGAATGATGATTTCAATTATGCTCATTCCGCCATATCCTCGATGATTAACTGCGCCATCAATGCTGTCCCGGCATCATTTGGATGCACCCCGTCTGGCGAAAGCCCGCGCTCGCTAAACTCCACCGCGTCCAGTTTGATAAATGGCACACCCTTATCTTCAAACGCGGCCCGCACTGCGCCGTTCGCTCCCCGATAGCTGCATCCCGCCGCGTATGTGTATGTAGACGATGCGGGTTTGAGAATACCGCACCCCCATATTGACTTGAAACCAGCGGTAACTAGTTCGTCAATCTTGGCGGTGAAGTTGGTGTAAATTGTGGCGGGCAAAGTGCTGATTTGATCGTTCTCACCATAGATCAAAACCGCCCCCGGCGCGCTGCCCCCGAAAACAGCCATTTGCTTCTTCATCGACGCAATGCGCGTTGCAGTCAGGCCGGTAATTGCCTGCGAATTGCGGCCAAAGTTATAGACAGGCAGGCGACCCCGGAAAGTGTCAACCAACTCGCCCAATCTAATTAGGCCAGTTATAATCACTGGCCCGCCCGATGCGGTGATTGTGTAAACGCCGGATGTGGTTTGGCCCGTTCCCGCGCCGGTGTACGTAGTCTCGTCAGTTAAGACCGAACCGGCACAGCTAACGGTTTTATATGCGGCAGCGCCATTAAAAGCGAAGGCAAGCGAACCGGCAGAGACTGCCCGATCATAGAAGACATCGACAATCCGGAAGTTGCCAGCGTCAAGCGTCAAAGTCTCACCATCAGCAAGGGTCAGCGCCATCCCCTGCGGCCCTGTGCCTCCATAAGCAGGGGTCGCGGGCATAGTAATGCCCATCGCGGAAAGTGAAATTTGGAAGCTGTTCATTATAGGCGTGTCGTTCGGCGAACTCGTAGAATTGGCAAATCCAGAAACAAGATAAGGCATTGTGTAAAGCCAGTCACTAGTGCCAGCTTGCCCCAACGTGATGCTGTCGCCAATAAACGCAAGCCCAGACAAGTCGCCAATCTGGCGAGCGACTTCCGAGCGAAACCGCCGGAGCAGTGATGCGGTGGAAGGTTCTGCCGGCAAGAAGAACTTTCGCCCGTTCAGAAGCACGTCGCCGGGGCCGCTAAGGTTTAACCCCTCATGGCGCAAGGATGTAGCAGCGTAGGTGCCTCTTGGGAGATAGGCCCCGTTTGGCTGTAAGCGCTTAATTGCCGTAGTTGCGTCCGTGGTGCCGTCAGCCACAATTCCGCTAGCTACAGAAGAGCCGGATTGCGAGATTGCTGCGCGGTCGGCCTCTTCGATCGTAACGCCTATTTCAATGCCGTAATTGTTAAGGATGGCCTTTGATGTGCTGGTTCCGGGAAGCCCTGTAATATAAAAAACAGGCTCGCCGGTTGTCGTGTTTTGCACAAGGCTACCCGAGGCCAATACGCCAACATATTGCCCAGCCGCAATCGCCAAGCCTTGCGGGCGAATACGGTTTATTCCGGGCGATAAGCTAACTGTGCGGCTTTCGACAAGGTTTACCGTGCCGTCTGCGTTCATGCTGACAACCGCCAGTTTTGCTGCGGCTGTTTCGTTCACAACCGAGACATCCACCTCAGTGACAAATCCGCTTAGGGTGGCAGGGTTATAATTTGCAATAAAGAACCCCGCCCCAACCGTCCCGCCCGATGCTGATACAACTGCCCGCCCAATCCTCTCGCTATTGCCTAGACCGCTGGCTATTGTGTAGCTGTCGCCGATTTCAGAAACAATCTTCGCGGAAAACTGCAAGCCATAGCCTGCCGCCGCTGTTACCGCTTCGGTTGTCAGCCCAAGCAATCCAGACTTATAGTAGGCAGCCTTGCCCGTGCCCGTCTGCTTAGTGCTCGGCCCATGAAAACCGACAATTTGGCCAACCGCAATAGGCAGATCAACCTTATAGGTATTCACCCCCGCTATCGCGTAAACCCTAACTGTCTGGACGCGTGTTGCAAAGTTGCTGCCATCATCGGTAGCAACAAAAACCGACATTTCCACGTTGCTTGCCGTGTATAAAGTTACCTCAGTGAGCCGACCCGCAATCGGTGACGCCTCTTGGTTCATGTAAGAGAAGCTAGCGGCAGTGCCCGTGCCAGCGTTCGCCACTGTGGCCGCACCCACCGTGGCCCGTGCGGCCACAGAAGATGCTAGCGCTACGGCATCGTCAAGCGCGGATGGCTTGGCAATCCGCACAATCTCCGTCGCAACGCCGGCCAGGTCTTTATACAGGCCAACATAGTCAACATCATCGCCGGTTGCGTAAAAGGTTTCCCCTTCCGCTACAGCGGCAAGGCCAGTGACTTTGGCGGCTGCGATTGTGGTGTCTGTGTAAACATCGGCTGCGGTCAGGCCAGCAAGGGCTGCATCTTTAGCGGCTTCAGCCGCTTCAGCAGCGGTCTCTGCCCGAAACGCTTGCGTATCGCCCCGACGTGTCCACGTTCCTTGATCCAAGTAGATACCTTCTTCAGCACCTGAGAGGATAACTGCCCATGTTTCACTATTGCTCGCAGCCGGAAATCCACTAACCGCTGTATATATAGGAGCATCGGTAAACGGCCTCAATGAGGTCAAAATATCGTTACGCAATTTTGAAGCAAACAGTGGCACAACCATATTAAATCCCTTTAAGCCAAATTAAACCAGTTAAGCGAAACAGTAATGTTCGCAGTCGCGGCAGCGCCTGCGTCGTCAGTTACCGTAACTCGCCACACCGCAACTTCTGCGACTTCACTGTTGACAGTCCCCGACCAAGTTGGATTTTGTGCAGTAGCATCGCTAACCACCGGGACCGAAGAGCCACTGAACTTTGTCCAAGCATAAATGTAGGGAGCTGTACCACCCGTTGGTGTTGTACCGGGCGATGTGTTTGTAGTAACTGTTCCTGATGCAGCGAAACCAGTATCAGTTTTAGAAACGTTACTCGCGGCTACGCTGAACGGATTACCAGCAGCTGTAGATAGGAGAGCAAGCACACCGCTCATGTTATATTACCCGTTATAAGCCACTCGGTAGTTTTCACTTTCATAAGGCTAGCCATCCCGCGCAGGGCAACCGTTCGGGTTCCAGTATCAGTAGTGCCCGCTCTGCGCAGCGTGTCCGTGGTGATTGCTACGGTCTGTGTAGAGGCACTGTCGTTATATAGAATTATTGCTGTTCCGATAGGAAACGCGATAGAACTGTTTGCCGGGATAGTCCAGCCACCGAGGGTATTAACTACTACACGGCCAGAGTCGGTAAGTCCTAGCGTTATTGCAGAACCGACTGCTTGCGCTGATGGAGGAACGCCGCGAAAGCCCAGGGAGGTCGCTGCAATAGTACCGCCCGCTGTAATAGTCGTGGTCTCTTTCAGGCTGGTAATATCTACGTTAGCGCCACTAGCGGCTGCGCTTAACTCGGTTCTTGCGTCCTCGGCTGTATCACTGCCCGTTCCGCCGTGGGCGATTGCAAGGGTTCCGCCTACCGTGATCGTACCACTGGTAGTTATAGCCGCGCTAAAGGTGAGTCCCGTAGAGCCCCCGCCTAGAGCAACGCTAGTAACAGTCCCAGAACCCGCCCCGCCAGCCTCGGCAAGTGCCTTAGTCAGTATCTCAAACTTAACATCAGCCGAACCGCCGAGATTAAGCGCGCCGTAAACTCGACCGGCAACCGTGTAGACGAAGCCCTCTCCTTCATCAACGCCAGCGGGAACTGTTGCATCTAGGCCGATATAGCCAAAGGTATATGTTATTAACGCTGCAGCATAACCCTCGCCCACTGCAGCTGCGGCATTTGCTGGCGCGGCAAATTCCGCTAAACTCAGTCCTTCTAATTTACCGCCACGGAACTGAATGACATCATCGGCATCAAGGCGGCCTAACGTATACGCAGGATCGCCAAGGTCAGCTACAATAGCGCGGCTAAGTTTCTCATCCGCCTGTTGGTTCTGCATAACGATTTCGTCAAACTGCCGCTCAATCACCTCGGGGAAAAACCCGCCCTGATTGACAATATCGGTAGGTTGAAGCACAGGAACTTCCCGCATGATTAGCACTTCATGCGCAGTAACCGGCGCAGGTACAATGTTAATCGAACCCGCATTTGCGCCAAGGCCGGATATGCTGAACTCATTCTGCGCGTAAGTCTTAACAACCACTCCGTCAAGATCGCGTAGCACTACCTGTAAATCTTCTTTTTCAAACACGATAAACGCGTAAGGAAAATCTGTTGCTGCCCCATCGGTTAGCAGCTGTGCGACATTTAACGTAGTACCAACTGTCATAATCTTTTCCCGTTCATCAGCTAGGAGCCATACCGCCGCTAGGGTCGGACGACCATACCCAAACTACCGCCCGCCGAAAGCCGTTTCAGGGCGAAGCGCTTCTGGCTCCCCTCCCGTCGGCCACCACATACCTTCTTGATGTTCCCGCTCATATTGCAATGCGCGCCGATAGCCTTCCGGATCAGCCTGTTGTTGCAGGTCATCAAGGATAGCCCGCTCCATTAAGACCTTCGTATGCCAAAATTTAGGCATAAGTTGATCGGCCAGGTTAAGCGCATCTGCAGCTGCCTCAATCGGTTTCCCCTCCATCCCGTCGATTATATTATCTAGAGTTAGTTTATGGACCGCTTTCAAAAGTTCTGAAGTTGGGTTTCCTGATTGGTGAGGGTTGTTATTCAGATTTATATAATTCATTACAACGTCACCTAGGATTCCCATGCTACCCCCGTTTATCATAGCACGACCATAGAAGTCAAGGTTTAATTTCCCCTCCTCGGTATACAGGCTCATATCTCTAAGCTGACCGCCGCCAACTAGCGCCTTACCCTGTGTAATGAACATTCCGGCAACAGACATGGAGCCGAAATATGCCGCGCCGTAAACCATCTTATCTCGGACTCTAGGCAGCCTTGCTATCCTGCGAAGCTGGTTAAAGTGCAGCGCTATCGGAAAGGCAAGTAGGCTTGCCATTGTCCGGTTAAGCTGTCCAAGAAAACTGTTAGGATCAATAGCCTCCCCTGCCGCTCTACGCGAACGAAGGTTAGGCGTAGGCACTGCTGATTGAATATACATTTGTAACAGGTTACCAAACTTTTCAGCAACGGCCTGTTCATCACGGTTTCCCGCTTTGAACAAGTCCATTGGAGTAAGAAACTTTCCGCCCCTAACATCGCGTGAAGGTGTCGCCCGGAATACATTCCAATCCTTAGCGGTGATACCCACTTCCAGCATTGCCCCTAGAAGTGGGTGATCGTCGAATTTAGTCTTCTTAGCCGTGTGTAAGAAGTTCATGAACTGCTTCCCGCTAGAGTCTCGTGCATTCTGCGTGTGTGCCGATGCCAGTCCAATACGATATACTTTATCGCTAAACACTCGCGCAAAATGCGGCCCGTCCAGCGCGCCGAAATACCGTAGGCGAGATTGCGCCAGCCCTATCGCATCCTCCCAGATCACGCCGAGGCTAATCGCATCTTCCCTCCCAATCCTACCAGAACCCACCTCCTTGAAGTAACTACGAGCGGTACCGGCAAGCGGAAGGCCGTAAATTTTTTGCGTCATTTTAGCGTTAGTGAGATCTCCAAATACGGAAGGGATTAAAACACTACCAAGTTTACTACCAACCGCTACTGTGCGTATCCCTGAAAAAGTCTGCACCGCCCAATTACTTTCAGCGCTAATAACTTTCCGATCATGTATGTCGAACATATCGTTAAAAACTTCAACGCCTCGCGCCGCCTTTTTTACCGCATTGTTTACATTTTTCCCTGCGGCTTGTGCCCGCTTGCCAGCTTGATTTTCCGCAAGCCTTCCAGCAAAGTCTTTCATTGATCCCGGCGAGGTACCGAAGGTTTGCATCATTGAAATTTCTTTAGCCATGTGATCGACTATGCCAATCGTTTGCTGATACAAATTTCCCGCGCCATATTTAGCCTGCATAGTTTTCCACGCTTCAGGCCCCGCGTAGTGCAAAAACCTATCTCGGCCAAGCCGGGTTGCAAGGTTCCCTGCATTACCCCCCTCAAGCAGATACTTATCCCGCATCTTCCCGTCAGCCACAATTCCGTCATACATACTCAACAGTGCGGCTGGCCGTTCTCCTACTGGAATAGCTTTACCATCAAGCCTCATAGTTTCCCAATCAATAATCCCCTCTTCCAGGTGATCATCCACCCAGGTGTTTGACCGACTACCATCCCCGCGAGTATATTCCTGCACCCTAGAGACTTTAGCCGCATCGTGGGTTTGGGGTAGGTGGCCTTCTTTGGTTGCCGCAATACTCGCGCCATGCCGGTTAGCCCATTTGCGAAGCATCTCATACATATCTGTAATCGCCTTCGCGCCTGCTTGCGCCTCAGCAGAACTGCTTTTACCGAAAAAGGCATCTACAACTTCATCGAGCCCTTCTTCCGGCGTACTGTTCCTCACCGTAGGTTTATACTTCAGCATCATCTGGTCAAGATGAGAAAGAGCCACCGATTGCACAAACATATAATCATACTCAACACCGGCCATTACTGCTTCAAGTTCTTGAACCGGGTCTTTCGCCTTCGTCAGCCGTTGTGTAATAATATGCGCAGCTTGAATATCTTTCATCTTCTGCCAGCGACGAGTGGCATTAGCCGCACTAATCTCTTCAGTAGCCGCCCGTGCCGCCGCCAGTTCCGCTGTTGCCTCGTCCATGCCTTCCAGCTTAGCCCGTTCAAATTCCGCCTCATGAGCAGCCTTAGCCTTATCCGCCTTGCTTTCGCTAATCCGCCCTACAAGCAGCGCGCTATCAATACAATCCTTAAAACTCATAGCAAACAACTCCTCATAGCTTCATCAAGGTTGGCATCGTCACGAAGGTCTTCCATCATTTCGCGCACAGAAACTTGCCTACCATCCGCGTCAATAATCAACATACTCATACTGACCGGCTCTTCCAAGCCGAGGTCAACCGTATCGGAAGCCTCATCAAAACGGGCGACGAGCGTGTTAGCCTCCAGTTCAATATCAAACGCCTCAAGCCGCTTAGCGATAGCAACAGATGCCTCGCCACTTACGGAAGCCATTTGCACCGGCGAGCGGCCCTCGGCAATTATTGTAGCCAAGTCTTCCGACGCCCGTGCCCGTTGAACAATCTCGATTTGTTCCTGTTCCCGCACAAATCGCGCACGGACAGCTTCAACTTCCGCATACGCTTTTTTGTAATTCTTGTTTGCGGCTCGGAGTGATTTACGTTGAAATTGTAATTTTTTCTTCGGTGTAATGCTAATATCATTCAGCCGTTTGTCGATGGCAGCTTGGTCCAGCGTCTCCGTGATTACATTTAACCGCTGTTCAATCTCACCACGCCGTTGTGTGGTCAGGCCCGGCGCTTCCAAATCATCTAACAGCGAACGCACAACCGCTCCGGTATCAGGGTCGATTGAGTCAATCGCATCTTCAATAGTCGGCGGGTTATTCTCCAGATTATCCAATTGCGTTTGCGCCTCAGTCAAACGTACCTGCGCCTCCTCCATCCTCGCGTATATAACTGGCTCTATCTCACTGATAATATCAAAGTCAGCGGCTTTCTTCAACTGCTCATACGGCACCGGAGGTAGCACACGCGCAATAGCGGTATCAGTCTTACCCGCGAATATATCCTGCACCTCTTCAAGTTCCGCAGTAAAACGCTTTAGTCCTTTACGGCCAGTGCCATACGGCGATTTAGAAATGACCACATCTTCCATCTCAAAGATATGCCGAGCGCCTCGAATACGTGGGTCTGGTGAGTCAGCGGGAAACGCAGATATGTCCGGCGCAGCCGCTTCGGCTCTACCCGCCCGATTACGGATCAAGCGTTGTACAAGCGTGCCTACCCCTTCAAATATACCACCCGCGGCAGCGGCAACGGCAATATCGAAAAACGGATCACGTTCCGGAAGACCAGACAGTTTCCTGTCTGGCTGCACCGACCCAAGTTCTGTAACCGCAGTAAGGCCACCAGAGATAGCGGCTGTCGTAGCAACGCGAGCAAGCACCGTCTTGAATATCCCGCCTACCCCTAACGTCCCTAGCGACAGCGGATCACGTGTAGTTAATGTTCCGGCAGTAGCGCCTATAAACTCACCTATAGCGCCCGATACTCCCCCCGTCTCGGACTTTATGCTCGACTCTTTTTCAACCTCCGCTCGCATAGCGAAAACCTCCTCAAGCACTTGCTCGAAGGATTTTAGCTTATCATTACCGCTGGCTTTTAATTTTTCGTTAAACGCTTGAAAGGCTGCAATGTTTGTTTTAAGTTCTTGCGGGATGCCCCCGCCAAACGCCTCCCGCTGGAACACGGAAATTTCCTCACCTTGGATAGTCCTCGCGTAACTATTTAACGCGGCCATGTCAAGGCGGAACGCAGGCTTCTCGCCGGTTATAGCTTCATATTCCGTAAGGGTATCCTGCCACGCATCTGTGACTTCAAACTCTAAGGAGTATGGGGAGTCAACACGATACTGTTGTTTATAGCCTTGAGAAATTCCCTCAAAGAAACCGCTGGGCGTACCACGAGAGGGTATAATTTCTTGGGTCAAGTCTGAGTCAAATAATCCCATAACTATTTCGCATTTCTGGTTGGTGTAAATGTAGGTGCTGGTGGTTTAGACGCATTGATAATATCTTTGCCGGTAATACGAAGCCGCACAGGCCGTCCATCATTACCATACGCACCCTCAGTTACACCGCCCGACTGCTTAAATTTTATAGTATAAACATTGGGCTCAACCATAACAAGGACGCCTTCATCCACTACGTCACTAGCGGATACTGCTTCGCCGGTAGCGTGACGAGGTGCGCCATTCTGCGAAAGCGTTTGCAGCCCCTTTGTAGTGAGACCAGCTTGCCAATTATCAAATTGGTTTTTAGTTACGAAGGGAGGAAATATTGTCAAATCTTTCACCCCGTTCTTACCGTAGTTTCCCCAGCTGGTGGAAGAATTATTAAACTTACCGCCGACAGCTTCGCGTAAACTTTCGGTATACAAGTTGGGGTCGGGATCAATTGGGTCACCTCCTCGTGCGACATAGATTGCGTCAGCTGCATTGCGGATCGAGCGGCTAAGGTTAGGGTTAGTATTCCGCACACCGCCGAGTAGATTGCTTTGAAACTGTACGACCATTTTTTCTGACGGAGGACGCCGCGCTGGATCGTTCTTTATGATGGCCGCACCTCGCAGAATTATAGGCAACAATCGGTTAACCTCTTTCTGGCTGCGTGTGGTATACAAGAAACTTGTCGTCAACATATCGTCGTAAGCATCCGTGCCCTCAAACGCCTGCGCGAAGTTACCAAACTCATCACGAGTTGCACCTTTGATATGGCGCATCTGCCAGTCAAAGCGTTGATCTGTGCTAAGAGTATCATACTTCGCCTTTTGCTCATCAATGTATTCCTGCGGCCAAGGGTTCTGTTGGCTTTTCGGGATGCCGAGGCGGGTCTGTTCAGCGCGTTGCAGCGCGTAGTATGCGGGGGAATTTCCGCTTTCAATTGCTTTAGCAAGCGCAGAATTTTGTGATAATGCGTATGCTGCAGGGTCTTCCATACGTTTTTCAACGATAGCATTTCGCACTGCTTTTGCGTTTTCATACGTCTGCAGTTTAACGGCAAGGGCAGGATCGTCCTGCGCTGGGCGTAGCTTTTCCAATTCCGCATCCATGCTGGCAACGCTAGACCCGGCCCAATCCTGCCGGAAGATTGCGGATTGCTGCAGCGTATTGACGTCCGCCATGATCTGGCCAGCCGCGACTTCACCGTACAACGGCGTAAGTTCCTCCAGCGTTGGCATTGGAATAGTTACGTTGCCATCATTGCTTTCGATCTGCGCCTTAATATTCTGCAGCCGCAATTCCATTTCAGCTTTGCTATTCGCAGTCTTCTGTTGAAGTTCCTTATCCGCCATCCCTAACACCCGAAGGCGCTCTTCACCCGTAAGATCACGGAGGACTGGATGCAGTTCTGCGGCAGCGACAGGGGCTTCTTCAGGTACAACTTCGCCATTGCCTGGAGTAGGATTGCTAATCGCAGGATCGCTGGGAGGAAGGGCAACGGCAGTTACGTCACCCGCTTGAGGAACTTGCTGTCCTATGTTAATATATTTAGCCGCAGCTTCAATACGCCGCGCACGATGAGCGCCACTCGATCGTTCATAATACTTATCAATGAGCTCAGCAGCCTCTGTGGCACTACCAGCATTAAGGATAGCATCCCGCTGTTTAACAGACATACCAGCCGCAGCAGGGTTTTCCATTTCCCAAAGTACAAACTGCGCTTGTTCCGCGTGAGTAGCCTGATGAGGCTCTTTGCCAAACTGTTTTTTGAAGTTATCACGGCGCTCATGTCGCCATTGAGCGATACCGCTGGCATTTCCGCCATCGCCAAGAGCGCCACCATACCCACCTTCAACGTCAAAGTTACCGAGAAAACCTGCGACTACGTGAGAGGCTAGACCACCTTGAGTAAGTACATCGCCAACATCTTTTTGCTGCCCTTCAGCTGCAACAGTACCGCCTACTCCAGTCGTCCCGGCAGCCGCAACAGCCCTATTACTACGAAAAACCCCGTTAGGATCAAGTTGCGCAAACACATCTTCAGGCCGACTACGCCCAAAGACTTCCCCGCCAGCCTGCCGGAACCGTTCGCGTATCGCGTCTTTCTGCATTACCTTTTCCGCATCACCAAGCGCTGGGTTTAGGTCAACCGTATCGAGGGAAAACGCCAGGGTTGTCTCATAGCTATCAACATCATTAACGATAGCCCTAGAACCTTCATCGGCAATTTTGCCAATATCACTAAGCGCCCGAGTTGCTAGGGCCTGCGTCTGCACCGCAGTTGCGTTATCCGTTACGCCGTTCCGTATTCTCCCCATGCCGAGCATGAAGTCATTAACGAGTTCCCCGTCATAGCCAAGCTTACGATATTCATCGGCCACGCTATTCGCTCGATCTGTATAGTCAGCATCAATCGACTGGGAAAATGTAAACGGGTCCATGTCAGGCGCACGACTACGTTCTTCAAATTCAGCTTTAATCTTATTGTTTTCTTCCAACAGCCGCTTCTGCAACTCAAACTGCTGGTGAGCTTTTATGCCCGCGTCAATGTTATCGCCGAGAGATTGGATGCCCCGCTGTAACGGAGTAACGTCAATCGTCGAAGCGCGGGTGAATGTTGCGCGCCCTGCAGGTGCACTGGTTCTGGTATTTCTACGAACTTCCATTAACCGAACCTCTTCTTAAGCTTACTACCACCGACCAACGACTTCCCCTGCGAACTTCCCGCAAAACTACTGGCGAGTCCAATCGCACTACCAGCCGCTCCAAGCATCCCTTGTCGTTTTGCGTTGGTGGCCTCTGCGCGAAAGTTTGACGCTTCCCGGAAATTTGCATTAGCTGCATCGGCTCCTGCCCGCGCAGTATCCCGCACCTCAAGATTACCTATGCGAGTTTCAAGTGCCCGCGCCTGCCCGAACGAGCGGCTACCCACGTCAAGCCCGGACGCCGATTGCGATGCTGTAAGCGCGCCAACACGGCCAGCATTTTCCTGCGATAACCGCATAGCATTTGCCTGCGCCGCAGCCGACTCGCGATTACCTTGGGCTGTCGCAGCATCTGCATTGTTCCGCGCCACAGCCGCTTGGTAATTGCCCTGTGAAATAGCTGTAACCGCGCCAATACCAGCTGTTGCTACCGCCGCGATACCACTAGCACTTGTGAGAAATCCCCCAATAGCGGGGAGAAGGAGAGGTGCAAATGCCATTATTTTTTCCTCATGATAAGCATTAATGTGCTTTCATATTCAATAGTTTGACCCGTCTGCTCAAAGCCGTAGAAGGCGGCGAAGCGATACGCGGTAGCATCATCGTCATCAACTGCGGTAAGTGTTCCGCGAGGGATGGCGTCCTGCTTACGCCGGAAGTCTATTAAGTCTTTCATGCTTGCGGTTTTCGCCAACGCAAACCAAAGCCAAGGAGGCGCGAAATATGAAGAATAGATAAGCCCAATAATTCCAGCATTGCCGAGGCGATACGCAACTTGACTTGCGGCAAGCAGTTCCTCTCCGTCCGCAAGGCGCATGTCTTTACTCGCCCGCTCACTCCAGTCCATTTCAGGTATCTTGTCAATCGGGGTCATCGCCAAGCTCCATTGTTTGCACGAGACTTAACAGTGTGGCTGGTAGAGGATCGTCGAGCAGAAAATAGGTGTAGGACTCTTCATCCCACGTGCTTCCGATAGGCGTCTGCGCGAGGCCGGTAAGTGGCCGAACAGGATTGCCCCAGGGTTCGTCAGATCGAGCTGGAAATTCATATACACTATCGTAGGAGTCGCCTACCTTTAACGCCCGACTGTTGTTCAACCGCATGGAGACAGCTACTATACGCTTTCTCCGCGCCTCAATATTTTCGCCGGGAACGATTAGCGGCAGCGTTCTTGCGCGGCAAGTATACGACAGGCCAATGATAATCCGGCTTGCCGGTTCCTCAAGCGTTATCATTCCATCAGTTACAACTTGATTAGGTATAACACTTCCGTCAGCGAGGATTGCAGCAGTTTCCCCCTCAAGATGCTGCAATCCCCCCACTGACGAAACAGGTTTTGTTAAAGACCAATTACCAGTGGTTATCGGAAACGTATAAGCGTCTTCGGTTTCCGGCACCCACTCTGTAGGCTCAATTATGCGGAGTAATTCAGCGCGCCCTGCAGTAGCAGAAGTTACGCGCCAGCGCCCATTAGCCGCACGAAGAACACAATCTTCGGTGCCGAGAAAACTTCCGCCCGTAATAGTCGCATAGTCCCCGTTATACACTGTGATAGTCCCGGCAGGATAGCTAAGAGGATACTCCAGCCCGCAGTCAACGCACCAAGCATCTTCTGTGTTTACGAATTGCCGAAGGTCAAGTCGCTCGATAAACTTAGTCCAGCGATTATTGATGAACCGTTCAGCCATGAGGTAGACGCGATCTTGCTCCCCTTCCCGCACAACGGTAACGTCAGTATATCGCCCTTTAGTTTCGCAAGGGGTCCACGCGAATACATCTTCCTCAGAGACTATAGTGAACGCAAGAAGCTTTCCATCGTCCCGCACACACCACACAACCTTGTAAGGCGACTCTTGAAACGCCCAGGCCTTAATGGTTTTGCCCTTGCCAAATAGGTGGCTGGAAAGGATGCTACGATCCTGCCCGCTGTACACGCGAGAAAACTCATTGTAGAGTAACTCGCGAACGGCAAAGCCTTTGCCTTCCGTGTAGAGGAGAGAGGCCCCTACGCGAATGGGCGGCAGTCGGCTGACGCCGGTATAGGTTTGCGTTTCTGCAAGCGCATTTGTGGCCGTTAGTGCCTCGTTAGCGCCCCCACCGTTCATAAGCCAAATATGGTCAGCAGTCATCGCGAGCATCCCGCCCCGCATCCCGACAAGGTGTCGGATAGGTGAGACGCTGCTACTGTCAAGCGTGAACTGAAATCCGTCAGTGCCGACTAGAATTTCGGAGGTGTTAAAATTACTAAACCGGCGTATCTGACTGCCCCAAATAGTTATCGGGTCTTCGAGGGAACTCGCGTAGATTTGCCGTTGCTGGAAGATTAGGCTTACATTAGGATAGATGCCGGTAAGCGCCCGCGCAGTTGCCGTAGCTGTAGCACCACTACCAGCGCCTGAAAAGGAGATCGTAGGATTGACATAATCCTCCCCGCCGTTCTCAATAATTACATTGACAACCTTACCTGAGTCGTCAACAATAGCCCGAGCGGCAAAGTTGCTACCACCACCGGCAGCTGCAACGGTCGGCGCGCTTGAGTAACCAGTTCCGCCCGCAGTCACTCGTACCGTAGTAATCGCGCCAGGGGTGAAAGGGGTGTAGTTTGTTGGGCCGGTTTTGCCGAAGTCAGGCACAATGTTCGGGTCAGTAAATTTAGTGCCCTGCGTTTTACCTACATAACCAAATTCACTACCGAGGGATAATACTTCGGAAACGCTAATAACGCTGCGATATACGTTATAGGAAACCGCTTCCGCAACACTGGCCCAGCTTACGCTAACTGAACCCTCTACGGCAGCGTAGTTGACTATGGATGATAGCCGGAAGGGGTTGCCCATGATGCTTTCACTGCCGTCTTCATAGATAGAGGTAACGGCAAAAAGAACCTGTGCACTACCTGCGGTGCTGGTAGAGCTTCCTGTAATTGTTGGGCCTTGAGAAAACGCGCTTATCTCTACTATGGCTAGAGTCCAAGAAGCTTCGGCCAGCCGCGTCAAATCATACGGCGGAAAGTTCACCCCAGTTATCTTTACCACATCGCGATACTGCTGGAAGTTTAGCTCGTAAAGATCGGCTGCAGCGTAGGGCGATACGAGTTCATACACCGCTTGGTAACTTGTGAAGTTAACAGACGATGCAACCTCATTCCCAGGTATCGTGTAAATATTAAACGTATTCGTGGTTACGTCAGCCACGGCATAGCTAATACCGCCTACCTTAATCCAGCGGCCCGCTGTCAGCCCATGCGCGGTGACTGTGACAGTCCCGCCTAATACGGTACAACTAACCGCAGCTTCGAGAATATAATTGCCCTCTTGGAGGATGCGGATATAGTAATCCCCGAAAAGGATTATATGCGTATCTTCCTCTTCGATAGAAAAGCTGAAGGGGAAGTACCGTGTCTCCAGCGTATCGCTTTTTACAAACTCAATGAACTGTGAGCCGGGACGTGTGCTAAGCCCGCCGCGATAATCAACAAAAAAGTTTGTCGCCTCTGACATGCCGAGATCGAACTTTGTGAGATCGGTACGTCCGTAAAGTGTTGGGGAAATTTCCCCCGCTATAAAGGCGTACTTAGCAATATCATTCGACATTGAGGAGGCCCCCTACCGGGTAAAAGAACTGTGACTGCGTTTGGTTTAGATAGCCTCTTGCAGCAATCCAGTCGGGAATATGCTCATAGTGCTGGTTGGGCTGGTTCGCGGAATTAACGCGAGCGGCGAGAATGAGCTGATTAGCGCGGTCTACTAGCGTTGCTGTTAGTCGGGTTTTCCCACTAAGGGGCTGGGCAATATGTCCGGCGAGGCCGTAGACAATCGCCATTAGAAGGTTATTTGTCCATAGCGCCACGTTATCCTGTGCGGCTGTGTACCGCAGGATTGGTTCGGCTGTGTTGCATTGCAACAGCTTCACGCCATCTTCGGTAGTCAACTCAAACGGCGCGAAGTCTTTCAAATATTGTGGGCGGAGACAATCCGCAGGTAGCGCGAAAGAATACTGATACCCAGGTGAGGGATCGCCCTGCACCCACGCAACTGTAGTTTGTTCAGCCTTCCGCGCAAGTCGCATATGCGTAGTTGCCTCGGGCCAAGGTGCAGCTTCCATGACTTGATCTCTCACGAGGTCATACCACAATCTACACACCTCGGCCCGACGCGAGTTTTCAGTTGGTGACGATACATTGGCCCGTTCGCCCACTGCGTTCAACGCTAAGTTGTACACGCCAATCTCAGAATTTATCGCCACCAACTGAACTCCCTACTTAGACTTCGCCGCAGACTTTTTCGCCACCGGCTCGTCGTCGTCTTCAAGGACTTTCGTCCCCTTCGGTAGGTCCCAATCGTCAGGGACAGTATACTCCCCAGGCTTCCGCAACTGGCTATCCGGGCCGAAGAACGAATTGAAAAGTTTAATTTTCATTAGTTTGCTCCTTCAGCATAGGCTTTCCATACCGGAGGGTCAAGCGTTAGAAACGCGTTGATCGCACCAGCCGTCACGGTAGTTGTGCCGACGATAGCAAGGACGCCGAGGAAGTTCTCGTAAACAGCACCCTCGAGAGGCAACGCCACAACAGCGATAAAATCGCCAGCATCCAAAGCGTTAAGCGCATCATCATCGGTCACAAAGGTTCCCGTGTCATAATGCACTGTAGCACTACCATCCACAGCAATCGCTGCAGTGCTGTCGGAGACAAGCTGGAACTTAATAGTTCCCGCCGTACCGCCAGTGATAATGCTCGTCGAGCAAGATAGAACGAGGTAAACGGGCTGACCGCTACCTACGTCACGCGCAACGCTAAGCGGGATTTGATCCCCGATCAGCGCAGTACCTGCCGTTGCGGCAACACTAGCCGCATCAGCAAATTCATTTCTTTCGTCCATAATCATATCAAATCTCCTTATGCTGGAACCAGCGCTTCGTTAGCAGATAGTGCATCAACGCGATGGAGTGGAATACCCTGCCACGTATCGACACGAACGCCCGCAACTTCCTCAGTAGTGAGGTTATCTTTCAGCGTTGACAGCTGCTTACGGAACATCGACTTCAGGCCACGATCCATGTAGAACACAGGGCGACCCATGCTCAAGTTAGGAACCCGCTCGATAGCATCGAACATCAAAGACGCCAGATTAGCGCTGCTACCAGTGATAGCCGCGTTCAACTCCGAACGATCAATGTTAGCGATACGAACGAAATAGCGCCAGTCACGAATGGTCAAGCCCCCGTCCCAGCGATAGTGCGAACGATACGCTTCCATCCGGCCATTGTTACCGTCGATATTCTCGATGGTCACCTGACCCTTGTCGCTCATTTGCAAGCCAGCTGAACTACCTTTTGGCACGATGCCGAAGCCGGTATTTGGTCCCCAAACAGCGAGCCAGATAGATGCGTTATCCGCACCAGCACCGCCACCGTGGATCACATTCTCCGCAGCTGCGTGCCCTGACCGCGCGTTGTAGCGAGGTGCCAGGCCCGTGAAACGCTCTGGATAGATTGTTTCATCGCCGTAGAAGATGGTTTCAACCATCGACTGGTTCATACCTTCGATATGCGGAAGGTCTTCCGACAGGCGAAACGAAGCCGTGTTTCCGTTGAGGTCGGCAAGTGCCTTGTCAACTTCCGCGTAGGCTTCCAGCATACCGCAGTTATCGGTGACCTGAGCGGTCGTCGATTTGGTAGGCTGAACGCCGCCGTATAGCTTGCGCCACGTTGGCTCAGGAATACCGGTCCGGACAGTTGTCCGATGGCCGGTTGTGAGATTGCCCTCCTGGAAAGTCATGTCCATGAGAACTTCGTTAGTCTGATTTAGTATCTCAACAATGTCTGCGATACTGCCGTCGGGATTGCTCCGTTTCGCCAGATCGAGAAGAGTTGGATTAATTGCAGATAGTGCTGCCATTTACTTATCCTTTCATACTCGGAAACATACGGGAAGCAGCTGAGGCTTCGGCGTTCGCTGGCGCACCCGAGATTGGGCCACCTTCATTAATCTTTTGCGCTATCGCGTGAAAGAAGCGCACAACGTGAATGTTGTTGCCCGCCCCTGTCGCAGCCATAACACCCGCGAACTCCTCATTCCCAAACTGATCGACAAGGCGCTGAATGCCTTGGAGGTTGCTTTGAAATTTTTCGCCCCCAATTTCTGGGTCATTCTTAACCTCGTCTTGCCACTGCCGCTGCTGGTCTTGGAACTGCTGGCTTGCCGCTTCCGACGCCTGTCCTGCTACCTTGGCTTGCAGCTCAACCAACGCTTGCGCGCGGTCTTTCGGAGAAGCTTCTGTGTTGTTCAACACGGTTAGAAGCTCTTCGCGAATTTCATCAGGGACTTCCATCCCTTCGGGGAACGTAATGTCGTCAGCGACAAGAGGCTCGGGCGCATCCGCTACAGGTGCATCCGCTACTTTCGGCTCGCCGGAGATAAGGCTTTCAGGTTCAGCCGCCGGTTCAACTGCCGGGGTAGCCGGCTCGCTCGCTACCGGCTCTGCTGGCGTCAAGTTCTCCGTCTCTATCGCTTCGCTCATCACTATGTTCCTTCATCATTTTGAGATACCCTTCCGGTGACGCGGAAGTTATCGCTTCTAAAATCCTATTCCCCACGTTCAACTGACCACAGTTAAACGAGGTTTGCAGCGCGTTGTGGGCGAAAGGCTGCGTGTTTACGCTCCCAACTTCCAGCAACCACCAGAGAAACTTGCGGCCCTGCTTGTGCTTCTGCAGGGCGAGGATGGCATCCTCAATCGCAGTCTCATCTTCCTGTTGCCAACGCGCTTTTATTTTGTTCTCATTCGCCATATCATAATCCGTTAGGGTTGTAAAGAGCCATATGTTAGCTTAGTTATTTTGACCTTTTTTGTACAACCTCTTTGCAATTTCTTCTTGCGTTTTCTTCGTGGCTTTATTGTGGCCTTCTTTGCTCGCTTTAAGCTTTTTTACTTGATCTTCATAGTATTTACGTTTCTTGGTGATGTGTCGTTATCAGCTAATTTCGACATATATTCAGCATATTCTAGTTTTCGTTTTGGGTCTAAGTATAAATCTTTAGGCATAAATATTTCCTTTAACTGGCTGCTAGTAGTTGTTGAAGCGCGTTAGACCCGCCGCCTACGTCAGTTGCACTAAGCTGTTGCGCCGCATCGACAGCTACCGCGCCTTGTTGCACCGCCTCTTCCTGCGCCTGCTTTTGCTGCGCCGCTTCCCGCTCGAACGCAAGCTGTTCACGAGATTTAACGTCCCGCGCTTCAACGCCAATAGCTTCGCCGTAGTTACGGATGAGTTCTTCCCAATCAGGAATGGCAACAACTTCAGGCGCTATCGGCGCGATGTTACCGATTAGCTGCAGCCAGCGTTCAGTTGGCGCGGCGGAGACGGCCCGTTGAGCTGTTGATAGGATTGAGACGTATTCAATCTCAATCGGGGAGCCTTCTTCGAGTTCGGCTGGCGGATCGGGGAGGAGGCCCCGGCGCTCCATGACTGAGTAAATACGATTGATCGCAGGGGTTAGCGCTTCCTTCTCAAAGCGATCGAGGACGCTGCCGAGGAGGACAAGTTTCTCTTCCCGCCGAGCGTCTATCTCAGTTGCGCTCCGCACAGTATCCAGTTGGGAAATCATGCGAAAGAGATCGTTGTGGAGTGTCTCACGGATGCGCATCTGCACCTCACGAATGTCCTCCGTCATTTCCTGCAACGGCGGCTGGATTTGGTAGAGCGGTTTCGCGCCTACGTTGTTCTGACCGCTGACGTAGGTGATGCCATTGGGGAGCAACGCGGTTGGCCGATGCTGAAGCTGCACGTCCGCCACGATAGGAGGGTTGATTACCTTGTCGATGCCCTGGGCTTTGCGCTTTGTTTCGTGCTGCAGTTGGATAACGTCAGCCAACGCATCCATAGCAGGCGATGTTCCGTAGGCATCATTGCCGGTAACTTCCCAGCGGGCAAACACGCCAAGGAGTTCGTTGAAGCCTTTGCGCCGAAGCACTTTGCCGGATGCCAGCGCACTAGGCTCCCAATACGTTTCGGTGTATGCGAAGTTTGTGTCGCGGCGGCCCGGCTCAATAAGGTGCGCTACCTTATGCAACTTCAACGCAGTAGCGCCGCCGTTAGCAGCGGCTGTTGCGATTTGCTCCGTGCAATTTTCCGCGCCAAACTGGTTCACCATCTGCTTGGCTGATAGCTGTATTTCGCGGGCAAATGTATCGACAGTAAAGCGATGGCTTTGGCCGAAGTAGAACTCTCCGAGCGCGGGGTTGTAGCAGTGGATTACGGTATCATCATCCTCGTAGATCAACGACGCGGCAGAGCCAAACGTCGATAGGTCGAGGTAGAGCGTTGCCATGCTGGAATAGAAATTGCTTTCCGCCATAACGGCGAGCATCCGGCGGGCAACGTCTTCCTGCCAACGGGCCACCTCGTTGGAGGTTTCTTTCAGCCCGGCTATCTTCAACCGCATCCATGGGCGGGATGGGCTGGTGATTGCGTTCATCATACCGGAGGCGAGAGTGCGAACTGCGCGGGTGCCAGTGCTATCGAGGATATATTGGTTCTTTGCGTTCTGCGCCCGCTGATTTTCGTTATCGCTTTGTAGCCAAACGTACCGCGTTGGGAGGTAATAGTTGGCAAGTTCGCGCCAGAGATGCCAGAACGAACTCCGCGATAGGCGAAGCTCGGTGAGCACTTCATTCAGGCGTTGCGCCTCTTTGCTTTCAATATCCACGCCCTAGCCTCCGATCAAACTAACGCGCTGCGTTTCAGGCTTGCGTTTAAGCCCTTGCGCAGAAGTGCTGATTAGTGAATTGGATTGCTGCGCAAGGCTGTCCCCGTCATTCGCAGC